ATGCCGCTGCCACTTGGATACACCATGCCGCTGCCGGAGCCGGTTCCGCACTCTGAGCCTGTGTTACTGATAACTCCTACGGTGTTAATGTGCAGGCAATAAGTACCTGATGCTGACTCCGCCCCTGTGTCTATCAGACCGGTCGTTCGCGCTGTTCCGTTTACGTCTAGTGGATATGCAGGACTCGTCGTCCCGATGCCGACGTTGCCGCTTCCTAAAAGCGTCATCACAGTGATCGGCGTTCCGGCTGTTCTCATGCGGAACTGTGTGACAGCCCCGCCACTGTCGTATGAGTTTGCCAAATCAAGAGTGGTAGTACCCCCAGAGCCGTAGTATTGTATTATGCCCTGTGCAATAGTATTTGAGCCAAGTGCAATCTCTCCATTTTGGAAGTTGCCCCCGCCCAGTGAATCCCATCCTGAGAACAAACCTTGATATGTCGAGGCATTACTGAATGTGTTGATTGCGGTAAACGCATTCGCCGCATTCAGCAGAGGCACATTGCTTGCCGCGATGCCACTGCTTACTGCGTTGCCGCTGCCGTCACCTGAGAGCAGGTTGGTTGTCGTGGCCACGGTCGGAGCGGAAGTCAGATAGGTATTTGTGTCCAGCGCAAATGTCCCCGCCGCCGTCATCTTTACAAAAGGAGACCCGGTTGTCCACGTCGGATAATTGAGCGCTGCCCACGTTCCGAGCGTAGGTACGCCTGTCAATTGGGAGTACGGAAGAGACAAAGCGGAGAGCGTCGTCAGAGTCGAGTTGGTGGTAGCCGTGATGTTCGCGGCGGTGCCTGTTGTGTTCTGGTTCCAAGTAGGAACCGTGCCAGTAAGGCCAGAGTAGGGGACATTGGTAGCTGTGGCCGCGTTGCCTGTGGTGTTGGCTGCGTTGTTTGGTATGTCGCCGGAAAGCAGTGTGGGCAACTGCGCGTGAGGCAATGTGCCAGTGGTCAAGTCTGAAGCGGAAACTGTGACGTTGCTGCTTAATGCGTGGCCGTTAACCGTGGTTGTTTGGACAACGTAGCTCCCGCTGGCCTGTTTTCCATTAAGTTGCGTCTGAATGCTGTTGGTGGCGTCAAGGTAGCTCATCGTGGTAGGCGTCACGCCGTCCACCGTCTTGTTAGTGAGTGTCTGAGTGTCTGTAGTGCCTACGATAGCTCCTGCCGGGGCTGTGAGCGATGTGCCGTAGGCGCTTCCACCTGCGTACACCATGATACCCGCTGCTGCTGGCCAAGTCATAGACCCGCCGCCTGCATACTGCGGAATGTTTATGACGTTCCCACCGTACGTAGCCGGGCCGCTGGTGCCTGTCGTGGTCAGAGTAAACGCTGGGGCCGCGCCAAGGTTCGCCAGCGCCCCTGCTGCTGTGGTTGCGCCCGTGCCGCCCGCCGTAATAGGCACGGTGGTTTCACCGCTCACTGCTGTACCGTTGGCTGGGTAGTAGGCTATCTGCCCCGTTGTGCCGGAGTTCACTGTCCCGCCGCCGCCGCCGCCGATGCCTGATTGCCAATCTGTAACCGTTAGTGGGTTTGTATAAACAAGCGGAGGAATACCACCCGACTTAACAATGTCGTACCCTACCCCTGTCGCCGCAAAGAAAGTAATCTGCCCATTTACAGTTGTTTGGTAAGGGTTTGTCTGCGGCGTGTTTATCGCATCCTTATAGATCGTCGCCTTGGTCGTCGTACCCGTCAGGTAGACCGTGACGGTACAGTATGGGATCACTCCTTGGAGTTTATTCGTGCTGCTCAATCCTGACGTTACAGCCGACGTTGCTCCCTGATCGCAAAAACCAGAATAGGCCGCAGTCTGAGCATGAGCCGCGATAGGAAACAAGAGCGCGAGAAGGAGCAGAATCTTTTTCATCTTAGTTACCACCTGATTGAGCAACGGTTAAAACTGTTAGGCTGTCTTTTTCTACCAGCACATTCACTTTGTAATTCGGGCAAGTAGGGTTTGAGCACGATACTAAAATAAACTTGCTCGCAAACCATGGAAGCTGATTAGGATTCGCAGTCCCGCAACTTGGGCAATTCAACAATACTGGCGTCTGCCACTGGAATCCGGGGTTAATCATTTACTACCTCGTTGCCGCCCGCAAACAGCGTTGCCAGACTGTAAGGGCCTTTCGTCGCGTCCGTGAAGGTCACTGTCATATGGGCCATCTTTGTTTCTCCTTTTTCCCTTTCTCTCCCGCCCCGCGCGGGCCGCTGGACTCATGCCAGCTATTGCAATACTACCCCTCCGCTGAACGTTACCGCGCCGCTGGTCTGCACTCCGGTGGTGGGCGATGCGCCTCCCGTCACCGCATAAGTCAGCGTAGGTAAACTGCTACCGTCTAAATCCTTGACCAAACTCATCACATTTACCGGCTCGAAGTTCGCCCCCACTAATTGATTCAAGCAGGCAAGATCAGAATTATTCCACTGTGAATCGTTCGTCAACACTATCTTCCAGCCTGTTCCTACGTCGGCGAGGATCATGCCGTATTGAGCTAATCCAGTCGCAATGATTCTAGCTTGCGGGCTTGTGGCAAAGCACGATGGCAGGGAAGAATATACGCTCGCTTTGAGTCTGTAAATCTCTCCGAACGGCTCCGTGGATGTGCATGATGTTGGCGGTTGGTTAGGTCCGGTATTGGGCTGCATGATTAAGTTGTTGTTAGGATTGCTATACCCACCGGAACAGTAGTATGAACATGTTCCCGGAGCACCAGCGGCAGGCCATACGTTACACTTCATGTAAGCACCAGCCGTGAACCGAATTGGATGCTGGATTGCTCCATTCGGTGCGGTCGGCGTACCTGTCCCAATGACTTCTTCGGCATTGGCAAGCAACGGAGCTACGGGAAGACCTGCGGCATCTGTCTGCCCGTTGTTCTGGAAGTTCATTTGCAAGGCGTTTGCGCCCGTAGTTCCTATGTTCGGAAGATTAAGTGTGGCGACATTAAGCCACCAACTACCGTTATTTGATGCCTGCCATTGATCGAACTCCCGGCAAGGATTCCCTCCCCCGGCTTGCTGAATGATAATGACGTGTTGGTCCTGGCCCGCGCCATTAGCTGTATCCTCGATGGGGGCATAGAACGGAACTGGCGCGGTCATAGGATAGACGGTCATTGCCGCAGCGTAAGAACTCAATTGCGGATAGATTCCAGCCGCACCTGAGAAAGTCACGTTGAAGGTGGTGCTGCTCTGTCCGCTGGAGAGCACGGTGAACGTCTCGATGTTGTTCGCATTCATGCCGTTTGTGGCATCGCCAGCATTGAGATTGTAAAAGCTGATTACAGTTCCAGGCACGAAGCTACCTGCGCTAGTGGTGATCTCGGCAATAGTTCCGGTAAGCGTGATGCTGGTTATGGAGTAGTCCTGATTCAACGGCGAGGGCGAAGAAATGCTGTAGGGAGGAAAGGTGCTTTGGACAAAGTAATCTCCCTGTCCGTGGCTATTCGGCGTAAGCTGCACCACCGGTTCTGTTGCTTGATTGTACGGCACAATCAGAAACGGTATCCCGCCAGCATCTTGCGCATTTCCACCATCCGTGCCAAGTCCTGTACTAGCGTACCCGGACCAGAGAGGAGCCGCCACTGACGTATCGACGGGAAGGGAATCTAACCTTGTATTGAAGATTGATCCAGCCATCGGAAGACAGCCGGAGTTCATATTTTTCCCGGCTATCTCCCAAACGGGAGATACATATGCGTAACTACCTAAGCCGTCCGTCACTACTATGTTAGGCTCATAGTTTCCTTGCCCGTAGACCGTACCCGAAACTGCACCTGTGGAACTGTTCAGGGTTAACCCTTCGGGTAGAGAATTGGCATAATACCCAGTCGCGCTTATAACTGTGATCACACGCGGCGATGTTCCCCCAGTCGCTGAGACAGTGCAGCCTCCATACGCCGCATACTGCGTTCCGTTGAGCGCTGATCCGGTGCAGGTTCCTGCCGAAATTGACAAGGGCGTTGCGGCGACGGTCATTGGCAGAGTGACTGTCGTGCTAGTCGAAGCCGAGTCCGTAACTTTGAAGGTCACGGATGCCGCCGAAACCGCACTGGTCGGAGTGCCGGTTATTAAACCGGTGCTGCTGCTAATGCTCAAACCCGCTGGGAGATTGCAAATAGAGGGGCAGCTCCATGTGTAGGGCAGGACGCCACCTGTCGCCGTCAGTTGATTACTGTAAGGCGATCCCGTCGAAGTATACGACGTGCCAACAAAGCCTTCCGGGAGATTAGTGTTAGTTATCGTGAGCGGTGCCGGTGTTTCCTTGGAATAGAAACTGGCAATCAAGGCCGCAGGAACATTGTAAGTGGCGGTCCACGTTGCTCCTACAGTCGTTGCGGTATTTTGTATTTGATACGCTGATGCTTCGCCAAAGCTGGTCCACGGAGTGCCTCCATAGACCGCATCGGCCAAGGTAAGAGGCGTGACCGCCGATGCGATTGACCCGAACTGATTTGAAAAGCAGGAAATGACCATTTCATTATTATTGGTCGGCGTGATGTTTCCCGTCACATTTGAAGCAGCACCATTCGTCTGATCCGGCCCACTGGCCACTCCGCTGAAGATCATCACCGCTATTGGACTGGGGCCAAGATAATCGCCCGTACTGGTGAACGTCATGCTGGATGTGACGGTAGGATTGTACGCCGTCCAAAGGGACACTCCATTGTTGCCGTGTACCTGTACTTCATAGGCAAGCGAGTATGTGTTACCAGAAGAATCTGTTGGCGTAGCAGGGTAAGGATAGCTGTTATCTGCTGCGTTTAGACAGATTGCAATGAAATTGCCCCCTGTTCCGCTGATAGCGGATGTAGCTCCATTCACACCCGCCGTATGTGAAATCAGAACCGCCTGCCCCGCAAGCCTCACTGAGGCCAACATCAACAGTATGAAGAAGAGTCGTCTCATTTGAGCACCAAAGAGATGGTTGCGGAAATCGTATATAAAGTGGTAGGGGAAAATCCAGGAGTATAAGTTCCAGGAGTTACCGCCGAAGTTGTGCATTCCATAAAAAATGAAGTTGGATACGGTGTACCGTTGTACGCCATATCTGGAGCTGAATAAAGTGTATACCCCGTACCCGCCGCTGCGGGCGTACCAATTGTAGCAAAACCACATACCGCATCGTAAGCGGCGGTCGTAGTCACTGGGCAGGTTGCTGAACTTGAATATGGCTGATTCCAACCACAAGCTGAACTAGCTCCAGAATCTAGCGGGGTAGTAGTGTTAACACCGGAAACCTCGTAAACTTCCCCTGTCCACGGCGTATAGTTGCTTGCGCTAAGATTTACAGTAAAAGTGGTCGATCCCCCTGGGATTCCTGTAATGAGAAACGCCGCATCAGAATTCGAGCCGCTGCCGATAGACGATAAAGAGGGATTCACAAGCGTTCCAACCGAGGATGAACTAGATAGTGCTTGGTTATTCATAAAATATAAGATCGCCGTATCGCCAGAACTAAATCCCGCGCCAAGAGTGCAAGTAATGTTAGTATATCCAACTGCCGAACAAGGACCCTTCTGTATAACAGTCAACACATGCCCCGCGCTGATCGTATATGCCGCGCTGCCCACTGCCGAGTCGGTGTACGTCGCCTTCGTACCGATAGCCTTCACCGTCTGCGTCGTCGCAACACTGATCGGCGTAGAATAAGTGCTCGTCGTTCCGCCGGAGCATAAATGGCCCGATTCAGTCGGCGTCGATCCGTCCGTCGTGTAGCAGAGAACCGCCAGCGATGTTGCCGTGCTGATCGTCACCGTCTGCGTGCTGGAGTAGGAACCACCGCCAGGAGAGAATGAGGGCGTAGCAACTGTCGCGCTTGAACCTAGCGACCCTGCCGTGTAAGTCGGCACCGCGAATGAACCTTGCGCCACGGCCATCGAGGGCAGGAGCAGTAGAATTGCTGCCAAAAGTCGTCTCATCGCTACCTCGCCGAAACGTTGAAGGTCACTGACCCGCTGGTGGTGATGTTAGAGGCTGTGTTGTTGCAGACGTGATAGGTGAACGCGCCCGATCCCGGTGCCAGCGTGACATAGAGAACGCCTGCCGCTGGATTGCCCCAGCCGGTCGTGTTCGTTATATCAGCGTTGGGCGTGATCGCGAGCGTCATGGCCGAAGTAAGGTTTGTCATTGTCACCGAGGTTCCACCGCTGCCAGAGGCCGGTGTGCAGGAGTTCGCGTTGATGGTTGTACTGGTTGACACGGTGAAGGTCGTATCCGCAACTGCTGATCCTGTACCTCCGTTGGCGACTGGCAGTACTCCACTCACGTCTGCACTCAGCGATACCGCGCTAGAGGTAAGAGCCGACTCATTCACGCCATCATTCGAGGCTGGGGCTGCTGCGTGCAGGATGCCCGCTGCCGCTGTCGCTGGGAGCTTGTACAGGAAAGCAGTGCCGCCCGTAGCAGGCGCCGCAAAGCCTGCGCTGTTGGCCGTGAGTGCGGGAATGCTGCCTGAGCCTGCTACCAAACTCATCGCCGCTGGAGTTGTGCCTGTTCCGGTGAAGCCGGGGGCTGACAAGGCCACGTTGGAGGTCCAGAGGTTCGAGCTTGCCGTAAGCCTTGGCGTACCCGTGTCCGATGTCCCTAACGACGCACCCGCTGGAAGCGTTATCGCCCCGGTGCTGGCGTTGTAGTGCGCTCCTACCACCACCGCCGCCTGATTCGATGAAGAGTTCGCCGGGTACAAACCGAGGTAATATTCCGTGTTGTCACTCTTGGTCGTAGTGGCAACGTTGGTTGCATTCGTGGCCGTCGTGGCCGAAGTAGCCGAACTTACCACGAGCGTGTTCGCATCCACTACAGTAGGCGCAAGCGCCGATCCGCTCGGCTGCCAAACCGGAACAAACGTATGCCCGGTAGTCCACGACGTGGGCTGCACGCTGCTAGTCATGGTCGTAGCGGATGCGGCCACACCAAGGCCGTACTGCGTCATGCCGGAGAGGCCGCTGGCTGTGAGATATGTATTCGTGTCTAGGGAAAATGTGCCTGCCGCCGTCATCTTCACGAATGGAGTACCCGAGGCCCATGAGGGATAGTTCAAAGCACCCCATGTGCCTACGGCCGGGATCTGGCTGGTCAGTGCCAGCGTGCCTGTTGCCGCAGGCTGCGTGATCGTGTAGGGACCAGCGATAGTGTAACTGGCCGGAAGTTTCATAGTCGCGCTGGAGAAGTCTTGCAATCCTGTCGTATAAGTGTTCGCCTGCCCCGCACCTACGATAGCTCCTGCCGGGGCTGTGAGCGATGTGCCGTAGGCGCTTCCACCTGCGTACACCATGATACCCGCTGCTGCTGGCCAAGTCATAGACCCGCCGCCTGCATACTGCGGAATGTTTATGACGTTCCCACCGTACGTAGCCGGGCCGCTGGTGCCTGTCGTGGTCAGAGTAAACGCTGGGGCCGCGCCAAGGTTCGCCAGCGCCCCTGCTGCTGTGGTTGCGCCCGTGCCGCCCGCCGTAATAGGCACGGTGGTTTCACCGCTCACTGCTGTACCGTTGGCTGGGTAGTAGGCTATCTGCCCCGTTGTGCCGGAGCCTACGGTGCCTGAGCTTGTAAAATTGCACGGCACTGCCTGACCACCAGTATTTAGCGTGTAGCAAAGAAGCCCCGGTGGAAGTCCTCCCGGTAATACCGAACCCGACCCCGGTACTGGCGTAGGAACTCCACCTACAAGAGTGTACACAAGATAGGGAGGATATTGCTGCGCTGATGCAACAATGCACCCGAATATAAACAACAGATATATCGCTATTTTTTTCATCATGCCCCTCCCAACTATCTCGTGACCATCAATGTCGTGGGCACGCTATTAGTCAGCGTCTTCATATACCCAGCAACATACTTTACCCAAATGTTTGATGGCATATCCCAGCGCCCAACATAATACCCCGCAACAAAACTGCTCACCTGTGTTATGTTTCCGAGATACGTGTAGTACTGCGCTTCATCGATATTGCAACCCACAATGTCGATCTCAAACGCCCCAGGATTTCCGTTGAAATACACCTCAAACGATGCGCCCCAAGGATAAGAAGCGTTGTCAAGACGCTCTAATAGGAACGCGGTACTGAGCGAGCCGGGAAATACTCCAGCAGACACAGTATCGTTGTCCCACATAAAGCCTTGACGATTGGCCCTTAAAAGTTTTGCTAAACCATTTCCGGGATAGCTAGGCATTGTGTTCTCCTGTCTGCTACCAACCTACGTTGGCTTGGTTTCCTGTGTACGTGGATGGTTCGTCACCGTTAAATGGTCCGTTCATGCGGGCTTTCTGAAAGTAGAGGTCAACTAAGTGACGATCCATGATCCTGATTTGTCGAAGATCGTCCTTGTACTCTTTCTGGTGCGCTCCCCATAAAAATTGCCAATTTGCTCCAGACCCGCGCTCCATCTCATCGCCCTTCTGTGATTCTTTCCAAAGAGCTATCTCTTGGTAAGTTCTGAATTTCAGTATTTCTTCAGTTAAAGGATAAGGCACGGTGTCATTCGGATTTACTAGCGCAGGCCAGTTGCACTGGCAGTTAAACGTGTAGGGTAAGGAAGCTAGGGGGTGACCCCATAATTCGTAGAGGGCTTGACCTATAGTGGCGCTTCCCAATCTTTGATCTTGACCATAGTAGACCACATATTCTGGCTGTGAAAACTCCGTCCGTTGTGGGTCTTCCTGTGACAACGACACTTGATTTAGACTCCACCAATCTAAGAAATTGGAGTTTGTATAGTCGCTGATGGAATACCACCTTTTGAAACATGGAGGTGCAGGGTAGTAAGCCTGATAAATCATATAGCCGCCCGCGCTGATTAAAGGCTCCCCCCACGGCCTGTCGATTGTTATCGTAGCGATCAACGTGACAGAGAACGTCGCCGACGTTCCACCCTCAGCAAAGACGATATACGGAGTTGTGTAGTTGCTTCCTGCCGTCAATAAAACCGGAGGCAGAGTGACTGTTCCGTTTGCATTTACTGTTATAGAGACAGTTCCCCCGGCACCTATGCCGGGATCGAGAACGGGAACGACGTATGTTCCGGGGTTCTGCGAAGCCCCATGAGTCTGCACAGTCGCATAAGCAACTGTTCCGTTGTTTCCAAGAGCGATTATGTTGTACAGACTGTATTCGGGAACGCGGATTTGCTGCTGCGTAAGCAGAGGAGGATAAGGAACGGTTGCCGTCCACGCTGCTGTCGCAACAGCGTCGGCAGTGATCGTAGTTGTGAACGGAACCACGGAAATCGTACCGGGACTGAGGAACGCAGCGTTGGGACCGCCAAGCATATTGGGAGTCAACCATCCACCAGTGATTAGCTGGAAACTCCAGACGTTCTCATTTTGTATCTTCGTAAATGCTTCGTTTATAAACGTGGCGGCAAGGCCCCTGTTCATACCGGGCACGCCGAGCATTTGTTGAATCATTGTCTGGAAGCTCATAGCGCCTCCAGTCTGGTATAATTATTAAGTGCGGCCATCCACTGCACAGTCTCTTTCACGGAGAGACTAGGAGATAACGTATGAGCAAACATACGCCCGAACAGCCGCAAGACCATCTTATCACTGCCTACATATACGGCCTCGTAGACCCAATCACGGAATTTGTGCGCTACGTTGGCAAAGCCTACAATCCAAAACGCAGACGCCAAGCGCACATGAACCCATCGTCTCTTAAACCAAAGACTCGAAAGAACAATTGGATCAAGAGTCTTTTGAATGCTGGTAGAAAACCGGAACTCATACTTCTTGAACAAGTCAAGGAATGCGAATGGGAAGACGCTGAGCGTCGATGGATTGCGTACTACAGAAACATCCCCGGCTACCCGCAGCTTACAAATGGTACTTCTGGAGGCGATGGGGCTGAAAAAGGATTCAAGCATAAGCCGGAAACGATTGCAAAGATGCTTGCCTCCAGAAAAGGATACGTGCCATCTGCGGAAACAGGTCGAAAGATCAGTCTCAGTAAGATTGGCCGCAAACGTTCTGAGATAACTAAGCAACATGTGTCCACTGGTCTGAAAGCATTTATTAGCACTCTTTCCCCAGACGAGAGAAAGGCCAAGTACACGCATCGCAGCGGTTGGACAAAAGAGACGCATGAGAAGGCTTCGAAGACTAATCGGAAAAGACAGAAACGTACCAACGTGAGTTCTCGGTTTATCGGAGTATCGTGGTCTAAAAAAGACAGGCGTTGGAAAGCCTATCTTTATTTTGATGGGGAAACGGTTATTGTTGGCTATTTCGATGAAGAAATTGACGCAGCGCACGCAAGAGACAAGAAAGCCATCGAACTGGCTGGCGATGCCTTTCGTTTGAATTTTCCGCGTGGATATTATGGAGAGGATGTATCGAGCAATTACCAAAAACGCGAAATTCAAAAAAACAACAAGTCTGGATATAGGGGAGTTTGTTTCAATAACCGACCCGGTAGGGTGAAGAGATGGACGGCAACTATTGCCATTGATGGGAAGAATGTCTGTCTTGGATACTTCAGCGATAAGATCGAAGCCGCGCACGCCTACGACCAATGGGTGATCCAGCATCGTGGTCCCAACGCCTACACCAATTTTCCCCGTGCTTATTACGAACAAACACTGTGGCGTCCTGCTCCTAAAGAAAAAAATAAGACCGTCGCTCAGTCGTCCAAAGTAAACAATCGGTCTGGACTTAGAGGTATTACCAAGAGCGGAAAAAACGGATGGAAAACTGTTATTCATTACATGGGTACGGTATACCGACTTGGGCCTTCCAAAACCGCTGAGGAAGCGGCTAGGAAATACGACAGGAAGATGATCGAACTCCGTGGAGATTCGGCTCACACCAACTTTCCGAGATCGGACTACGATTGACATCCATGCTCCCTACTTACCTGCTACTCTCTTGCGAGTAGTTTTCTTGCTTGCTGTCTTTGTTTTTGTTCCTGCGGCCTTTGCCGAGCCGCCTACGCGCTTTCGTGCGGCCAACTTCGCTTCAACCTGATTGCGCCGAACGTACTCCTCTTTTGATCCTTCGGTCGGCCCATCTCCGCGCTTTACTGGACCATTGTCTCTTTTGTCTTTGTCGTACTGTTTGTGTTCCTTAGCTTCTTTTGCCTCTGCCTGCTTGCGATACTTGCCTTTCTTCCAACGGTCTGTAGCGCCGCGATACAGAACCTCGTTGTCACTTAATCCTTTTGGCTTATCTTTCAAGAAACTGTTGTCGTATCCGGGATACTTTTCTCCTCTTACCTTGCGATCCCATTGAGCCTCTGACATCGTTTTCTTTTTATTCGCCATAGGAACCTACTTCCCCGCTACTCTCTTCTTCACTGGCCGCTTCTTGCCGCCCACTGTGCTCATGCCCTGCTTATGTACGCCGCCGCGCTTCTTTCCTGCGACCCGTTTCCTCGCATGATGAGGCTTGTACGCAGGGTTCCCGTCAAAGTGCGCGTCATCGTGGTCGTCGTAGATGTCCTTATTTTTCGTCTTTTTCGTTGACACGGTTTGTTTCCCTCCAGTATCTCGGAAACTCTTCGTTCGTCTTCCTAGCGAGGTCAATTTCTCCAGAAACTTTGATTCCGCCAACCACATAATTAGTTGGCGTTATCTTAGCCGCAGAACCACCACCTGAGTTGTTGTATTCATTGGTCGCCATGTTGTCCTACTTTCCGGCTACGCGCTTCCTTGCGCCCTTCTTTTTGTTGGAGGGTATCTTTTCCGATAACAATGGATTTGTTTTCGCTGCAATCTTCTTCTTCTTAGACATGGGGATTCCTTTCTTCCTGTTGAACATCCGTTACGACACATTCAGTTACTTGAGGATGGTGCGCTTTGAATGCTTCTTTCCCTTGCCGCCCTTGTGGACGTGAATCGTGCTATGGCCCTTGACGTGATGGTTGGCCGCTACCGTGTGCTTACGGTTCCGTGGTGCTGCTGCCGAGTGAATCTTTGCTTTTCCAATTCCCTTAATCATTTCAGTTCTCCTTTGCGTTTTTGAACTTCACCCTCTGTTAAAACGCCCTCCATAGTTGACCCTTCCGGGGCTACAGAGGGCGTCTAATTGTCTGCAATCACCGGGAGAGGGAGAGACAGACTTTGTGTTGAAACTCGTTAAGCCCCGCCAATCACTGTCAACTGCACTTGCTTCGTCGCAATACTGACAGCACTCGACAAAGGAACCCATCCAGGTGTTCCCGTGAAAGAGAAGGTGTACCAGAACAGCGCCCATGTCTGCGCGTTTCCTACGCCCGTAGTCGGTGCAGGAATACCGATGTAAGTTCCGTCCGTTGTCACCGCTACTCCCAACACCGCATCAATGAAAAAAGGTGTGAAGGCTACCGAAATTATGTCGCCAGTTGTCGAGTTGTAACCAGCAGCAGGAGCATTGCCGTATCCAACAAACACCTGACGGTTTCCAGTGTGGATTGGATACTTCACCGGAGTTAAGGTCGTAAGAATCATTGCCGCTCCTTGTTGAGAAAACTGTGGGGTGGATATTCCTACCCACCCCAACCGTGATTAGTCTTGAACCACTGGACCATTAAGCAGAATCTTGAACGGCGTGTTTGCCAATGGTGTGGTCAGTGGATCAATGACAGTACCGATTGAATAGGTGGTGTAAGTGTTTACCGCCGTTGTCATTGTTCCGTTAGCAGAAGCACCACTCACAGGAACAGCGTTATATCCCTGAGCCTGAGTGAATGTCGATCCTGCCAAAACCGTAGCAACGCCAAGTTCTTGAATGAATCCATTGTTACCGGGCGTGATCGAATTCAAGAATACTACCGGATGAACTGGTCCGATACCTGCGTTCGCGAGAGATGCTGTTCCAATCGCAATATCGGCACTGGTAACCACATTCATTGATGGTCCAGCCAACTGCGCTACAACTGTTCCCGGAGTTCCGCCAGTTGCCAATGTGAATGTCGGAGGAGAAACATATCCGAACCCGCCGTTGACCACCGAGACGGTAATTGCAGTCGCGGAGGTCACTATAACCTGAATGATCGCTCCAGACCCTCCGCCGCTTCCGACTGTTGCCGCAACCTGATAGGTGCCTACAGTCTGACCGCTGCCTTGTGTCAAAACAACCACAGACGCGACCGTTGATCCTGCGCGGATGTAGCCAACCGTGCCAGTCTTCACATAGGCAGCAGTTGCGCCAGAGTCAACCTGCACATACCGATAGCGACCGCTAAATAGAAGGCCGTTGGTCGGGTAGGATGCACCAGCAGCTTCGTCATTCGTCAAGTCGAAGTAGTCGCCTTGATTCAACCCGCCAGCCATATAGGGAAAGCCGGTTACCGAGTCGCCCTGACCTGACGGATATGGCGAGTTCACATTATTGAGGGCCAACCATGTTGGCAGTGCTGCTTGGTATGGCATCTTAAATCTCCTTAACTACTTCGTTTTTTCCTTGTTCTCTCAAACAAACTGCTTCGCTAGGCATTAACCGATTGAGGTAAATCCAAATGCCATCGAATTTTGCCTTGGCTGGCAGCAATATAGGTTCGTTGCCAAGCGCATGAAGATCGTGTCCACGCTCACGTTGTTCCATTGACTCGTCCTGCGAACTCCGAAGTTCCATCCAGGCTTGTCTGTGGTACGCAACTTGAACGTCTCAGGCGTTAGGAAATAAATCGCTTCCGCTGGCTGAATGATTGCGTTCGACGGCAAACCGGAGTTCGTTGGCGACAGCGTAACCGCTGCGCTGCTGGAGTTGTAGAACTGTGGAGTCGTGTAGGCAATCGTCGTTGTGGTCTTTCCAACGCCGTCCACCAGCGATGTGTTGCCCGATGCTCCTGATGCTCCAGGGTTTCCAGAAAGCGGAATGTAATACTGTGCAACCGCTGAAGGAGCCAGAGGATCGGAGTAAATCTGCGTACCGTTGAATTCCAGAGCATCCCATGTAATGTCGTGCTTCGTGTTCGAGATGTCTCTGCGGTAAGCATCAAGAGCAATTGCGATTGCCTTGAATCCAAACACGTTCGTGATGCCCAACTTCGGCCTTCCGCCAGTGATTTTGCACTGCGACCAGAGTTGCATCAAAGAACCGAAGTTGATCTGGCCCGGTCCTGACGTTGCAGGGGCTGCTGTGGTTCCGGTAGTTACCTGCTGGCCAAGATAAAGCGGAGTGACGTTGATCGAAGCACCTACCGCGCCATTCCTCAATTGTTGGCCGTAGCTCTTGTAGATGTTGCCATAGAGCGATGTGTCAATGCCGTTATTCAACGCTTCGTCCAAGCCGTTCGATACCTTGTAACGGTTGTCCTGAACGGTTGCAGACGCTTGCTGTCCGTGACGGAACGAGTCCATCTCCAGCATCGTGTTGATCTGCATCACCAACGCTTCCATGAAGATTGCGTAGATGTCGCAGATGCGGGCAGGACCAGAGTTAATCACACCACCCGTGCCAGAGCCGTCGTCCATTTCCCAGTCGTCCATCGGGAACCAAGAAGCATATCCCTTCTCGTAGAACTTCAGCTTGTCTGTGATCTGCTGACGGGTCACGGTAATCGTTTGTCCAGGGTTGACACCAGCGCCCTGCGGACGACCGTACAGGAAGACTTCCGTCATGCCTGCGCCACCAAGGTAAGGATCGGCTACACCGGAACGGCGCAACTCCTCAAGGAAGGGAGTGCCCACAAAGAAGCAGTTCCAAACTACCTCTTTACGTACCGACTCTAAATTTGTGCTGTCAATTTCGCCAAAACTTGGGTCTGTTGGTGTGATCGGCATGTCGTTTCCTTTCAGCAATTAAGCTGTTTTCTGAATCTTGCTTACGCTACTACTGCTTGACGCTCTTCCAAAGCCTTGTGAATGTTGTCCAGAGAAGTCTGTCTGCGCTCCTGTGGAGTCATCTTTGTTGGGTCCTTGCGCTCACCCGCTTGCTGCGCTCTCCGCAAATCAGAGAACTTCGATGAACCCGGAGGCAGCTTTGTGTCTGGATTGCTTCCAGCCTGCTCCGCTCTCAATCTTTCCTTGGCTGAAAACTCATCCTGAATCTTCTTGAGTTCCAACTTGTGCGATTCGTCCTTAGCGGCGACGGCTGCTGCTGCAATCGCATCGTCATGAGCCTTTGCTTCGGCTTGACGAATTTCCTCACGCTTCTCCGAAAACTTGAAAATCGAATTTGCGTAGGTCGCGGGGTCCTTATACTTGTTGGCTTCGGCCTGACGAAGTAGTTCTGTGGGAGAGATCGGCATTTCCCTGCCATACAGATTTCTGTATTCCCACTGAATATTTGCGACGGTTCCAAGAGAATTTCCTAGCTGGTCGCGTACTTCATTGATTGTGAAGGTCGGTGTGCCGGGAGTCTTGTTTGGGTCTACGACAGGGAGTGGTGCAGGAGTAAATACGGGAGCATCCGCTGGTACAAATCCCAAATCTTTCAGTGAGGAATGCTGTGTCTTGTACCACGCCGCTTCCGCTGCTGCGTCTGTTGCGGCCTTGGCTAACTTCTTCCGCTCTTCTTCCCATGCAGCCAGACCAGGATTGTAGGTATTATCCCGAAAATCCGCCCAACCTCTCTCGGCGGCTTCGGCTGCTGCTTTCGCTTTATTGGCTTCTACTAAAGCCTCTTCCTGCGCTTTCCTATCCGCTTCAGCCTTTACCGCTAATTCCGATGCTGCTTTTTCTTTCTGTGCGGCGGTCTGTTCGATACCCGTCACGTAATCTGTGAGACCAGTTCTGGCCTTCGCGTCAAGAGCGTCGATCATCTCTTGGGTCCATCCGCTCGCTAGTAATACTTCGGCTAAAGTAATCATGGTTCACTATCCTCCCGGATTTGTGTTTGTTAACCTACTTGTGGTTGCTGCGAGGTTGGAGTGGGCTGAGATGGCGTAACCATTGCCGTCTGTGCCTCTCCTATCGCTTGCACGATTTTGTTCATTTGTGACGCAATTTGTGGATACGCCTGCGAGATTTGCTGGGCGACGTTGGACCAGCTTCCTAAAAGACTTTGGATTTGGTTCGCTGGTTGTTGGGAGGGAGGGCCTTGCTGACCCCCGCCCTGCGGTGGGGGTGGTGCGCCGGGGCCACCTTGTGATGGCCCGCCTGCGCTTGGATCGGGTGTTGGCATGGGCGAAGTCGCCACGTTAGTTCTCCTTCGTGGTTAAAACTACGCCTTTACAACACTCTTCTTGCTGTGGCGCTTGCCGCCGCGCTTCCGACCGACCTTCTTGACGTGTGCTTTCTTTCCACCTACGCGATGCTTTGCCATTGGGAATACTCCTTTTTTGGTTGAAGGTTGACTGCAAAAGGAAATGGCCCATCAGGCCACTTCGCCTAATGAGCCATTGCGTATTCCCTCTAAAACTTCTGCGCGAGGGGCGCATGTATCTCGATGAATCTTCTAAACCGTAACCATTTTTCTTCGGTTTGTCAAGTACTTTTTACAGGAATTTTGTATCCAAGCCTAAAAGATCACGAATTTTCTGGTCAATCGCCTCAGATGGAATCTTTTCTTTCTGCTCTACATTGATTCCGAGAACACTCCCATCATTATAAAGAGTGACGCTTTTCCCTGTAGTTTGGATTGCCTTCAATGTGTCGTCGAGTTCACCGGCATGAGAAGGTAATTCCAAATTAAATTCCGTGACGTAATACGATTTCTGTGTCTTGACTTTGATTGCCATTCCCTCTCCTTATGTCGTTTAGATTCTTACAGTTACGATTCTTTTACCACGGTCCTGGGTGTTCCACCCGCCGCACCCTTTTGAGCCAACTTAGGTGAGGCTTTTCCCGAAGAAGGCCGTCCTCCAGGATGCTGTCCACCCGGCGCTTTTCCTCCGCCTCCGCCGCCGCCTTTTCCTTTATCCTGACCGCCTTCAAGAACCGAAGGATCAATGCCCATTTCTTTCAACTTCATCATTGCCTTGGCTTTGGCAACAATTTCCATTACCTGTAAATCAACCTGTTCATTGAAGAATTTGTCTTTTAGTGTGTTTCCGTCTGTCTTTCCCCAATTGTCGATTTCTAGGTTTTCAAAGACAAAACTCCAAGGAAGAGGAGCACCGCCTCTCTTGAGTTGCAGCAACAGCATCTGCCTCTGCATCTGTGTGATCTTAAGCAACGTGCTAGGAACCGAAATCAACCGCAGTTTCCTGACAAAATACTTTGCCCTCGTCAGCCTGTCGTACATCGAAGGCGTTGTGGGATACATATTTCCATTTACAAACTCGTCAGGCAAATGGCTTGGCACCATGTCGTCAGGATTGTAGTCAAACATTTCCTTTGCCATGCCGTCCTGACCAACGTACTCAATCAACCTAGCAGCGTCAAACCATTGAGGAATAAGGTACTTCATCCTCTCGCCCAGCTTCTTGTTCGCCTTCTCAATCCTCATCGCAATCCCTCTCGCGATAGGACCGATAGCCCCAACTTCTTTGTCTGCTGTGTCGTTGGCGAGGTTCAACTTCATGTTCGCTAGGTTTCCAACGTCGTTTAATCCTAATTGCGCGAGAAGTTTTTCAGATAGGTATTTGAGCCAAGTAAAGTCTGTGGTGTCTACCAAAACAGATTCGGGAAGTAATGATTGGAATGCTTTTGTTGGTTCCTGACCGCCTGCAAGTCCAAGGCGAACATCTTCCTCGAAAATATCGAAGTGTTCAATCTTGGCTCCGCCATTTGTGTCAAGATCGTAGCCCATTGGCGGATTCTTTCGTGCAGTCATGGTCTGATCGACCTTGCGCTCATGCTTCCTAATCGTTGTCTGGATTGACGCTACATCCCCGACTAACGATCTTCCTGAAGGCTCCCAAGCTACATCGTCAACCGTGTACTGAATGATTGGAATCTTTGGGTCCCAGTCGAACGAGGTGCCGTCGTACATCACCCTGTCGAGTCCATTTGAAGTAGTGATGAGCCGCAGGTTTGGATAAATCCTGCAATCCTCAACCATGGCTGGGCGCATGTAAGGTTGACCATTCCTCATCCCGCCGAAGATTTCCTGACCCAAGAATGGAACCTTGTAAAACCATGAGGTTCCTTCATTACCCATATTCATTTCCATGCCACTTGTATTGATCCGTATGTCCCTAACGAATGTGTATCTGATCTCCGTGTAGAGATTTCCAAAGCTCTGGCTCTGCGTCTCTCCAACTTGCCCATAACGCCACGTCGCCGCAAAGTCCTGTCTTTGTGCCTGAATCAGAGACTTGTAATTTGATCGTCCGACCGTCTGGAGTTGTCCTGCAAATAACGGGAATCTTGCGCACGCCTCTGCGATAGGCATGTAATCGTAAACCGTTACGCTGTAGGCATCCTGTACGTCATTGGTTTTTGACGGAACCTGCGTAGGCATTACGTCCAATAGTCCTAGCGCGTCAAAGACAAGCTCTCGTGGACCAAAATTGTAATCGGAACCGCGAACCTTCGACCACAGGTAACCGACGCCCATAACGGCGGCGTATTGCAGTACTTTGAGAATTTGAAGTGGAAAGTCTGATTCTAAATAGACGCATTTTGAGACCTTTGTAAGCATCTCTGCCATCTTCTTGTACACTTCTACGTCTGAGCTAAAACCAGCGATTTCACGTACTTCCGCCATCGTTGTGCAGAATTTATTGATGCTGTATCTTAACTCATTCGTGACAAGCGAACTCTTGGTTTTATCTCTAAATATTCCATCGAAAACACGTAGATTAGCGTTTAGATTCTTGTACGAGGGCTGGCCAGAAAGCCAACCCTCAGCCTCGGTTACCTGCGAGTCAACCCAAGCGATTTTTTCGCTATCTAGGGCTTCCCAGTCAGGGACACGCCAACGAACTATATCCATCTGCTTGGCAACCGGAGTTTCAAGTCTAAGGTAGGTCACCCATCATTCCGTTTCCTCCCGGTCACGTCTTTAGATTCCGAGTCCCACCTCGGTATCGGCTAAAATGAATCTTAAACCAAACCTCCTCAATAGTCTAGTGATTTCTCTCGTAGGCTTCGCTATGAAGGTAGCTTTCCCGTTCGTAGGCGGTTGGGTCCTTCTTCCCATCCATTCTTTCCAGAGCACGGCGCATGAAATCTTTATTCAGATTATTCCTTGCGTTCGCCATTTTTGTCCGCATCTCAGAACGCAATTCCTCTGCGAATTGGCCCTCTACCGCTCCCCTTTGCTCCTGCTGGCAACGATGCTCAACCTGTTCCTGTTGCCTCTGAAGTGACGAATACCGTTCGGCCTCAAGTGCCGAATTGCAAACAATCTTTTGGTAACCTTTTGGCGCAGGAATATTTTCAGGAAGACCAGCCATCAACTTCCCTGACGCATCCTTATAGAACGTCACTTTCTTACTCAACTGCGCCGTCCTACTCCATCCCTTTGGCCGCAGATCGTATGCCATGTCAGAGGCTCTATCGGTCAAGTTGTACCAGTGGTAAAGCAGGAAGTTCTTGATTCCTGGGCCGTAGGATGGAGAATATTTCGAGTGCATCCAATCAGTTCCAAGCCAGTGAGAAACCCCGTCGATCACGTCCTTTCCCTCTAAGAAGAATGATCCGTTGTATGTGTACCACTTTCCTTTTGAGAACCAGCACAGTTCAATATGATCCTCGCGCCATACGATAACGCGCTGATCTTGACTCTCAGGTAAACGCTTCTTGACGCTTACCCACTGCTGTTCTTTCTTGGTGGCGATAACCTGTTCCTTGCGCTGCTTCTTGAGCGCGGCTAGTTCTGCTTGGAGTATGGAGATTCTATCGACGGTTGACATGTTCCCTCATTCTTCGTTGTTCCAACATCTTGTCCATCATATCCAAGTGCTGTGCGCCCGATGCTGTCCTTGCCGGTTTCTTGAGCATCTTTATATCGCTTATGCCTAGTTGAGTGACGCTCTGTGCATTCAGATATTCGAGGAAGTCTAACGCTTCCTGCGGAACAACCATGTCAGGATAGATGATTATGTCGTCCTGTGCGCTCATCCCTAATCCTCAACGTTGTCCATAGTCTTAGTCTTCAATAATCTTAAGCACTTAAAAGACTTGCCGGGATAGATGCGAAGGATTGGGTACAAAATAACTCCCCATCGCTTCTCGTCAACACTCACATTATTCCATATAGGCACTAATGCTCCCCAGTATAAATCCAATCCAAATATGCCTCCCCGAACCGTCAGATGTCCCTTGCTTGACTTAAACTTGAATCTAGTCTTCAATTCCCAACTTAGTCGCTTGTTTATCATTGTCCATCCTCCAATTGTGGAACTTGGCTAACACCGCTTGAAACCTTTCTCAACTCAGCACCGGATACGTGAATCGTTTCGTATCCTTCTCCAGATTCCGACCGCTTAAATCCTAAAAGAACAGGTCCAGCCGTAGCCTCGCGCACGTACTTTTCCTTTTCCTCCAAGAAAAGCTGCTCAGTCAACAGCCTTCCGTCCACATCGTCCACAACTGTTTCCCCGCGCTCTAAGGCTAGTTTACATACAGGAGTAGTCATTAGGTGGACGAAATTCTCTGAGAACTTCATCCTCTTGACGGCTTCCATCGTCGCCGCATGCCGCTCAGGGTAGGTCATGTCCGCAGGATTCTTTCGCTTGCCTAGCCTTACATCCTGTTCCTTGCGCTCATAATAATCCCGTTCGTCTATCCTGCGCTTGCGTTGCTCAGCGTAACGAGGCTGAATCTTGGTCCACTGAAGTCTGTCGAACTTGGACCGTTCTCCTAGCCTCTCAATGTCGCGATTGCCAAAGTAGAGGATAGGTCCGTATGCCTTGTATTTGATTACAAGTTCAAACTCATCAGTCCCACGGCACTGCACGGAGCCGAAGTCCCAGAGGACTGTCAGCCATGGAGTCCAGAGGGCTAGACAGCGTTCGTGTTCATTCTGGCGCTTGGTGAGTTTGAGGAACTTCACCGCTTCCTCCCAACCATTCCCGCTAGTCCCGCCTTCGTCCCCTCATGCGCACGGTTGAACGGTGTCAGCAGTTCCTGATCTGGAGGAAAACCATCTCCTTCAATGCGCGGCTTGTTGGATAGGTCTACGATCTCCCCGCCGCCATCAATGTATCTCTTGACGCGGGTATCATCGCTCAAAATAGGCTCAGTAATAACCTTCGGAGCCTCTTGCGCCGCTTCTTCTGGCTTGTTCCACTTGTCGTTCCACCACTCGATTATTCCCATTGTCCTCTCCCGTCTACTGAAACCTCTCACGATACGATTTTAACGCCTCGTCAGCATCAAAGGTAGCATCTACCAATCTTTTTCCTTGGTCTAATTGGGATTGTAATACACTAGACCAAATCCCACGTTCATCTTGAACATCATCCCTTCGGCTCTGTTCCGCTTTGTCCTCTTTTTCCTGTTCACGGTATTGACGTTGCATAGCATCGTCTCGTTCTTCGGTTTTCTTTGTTGTTAAAATCAATCTCATTATCCCCTCCAGTTACCACTCTCCAACTGAAAATGTGTTGCTCATGCAGCGGCCCTTGTTTGGGTCGTTGTTCTTCTTCACTGGTACATCATAACGCCTTTTCGCTCGTTCCGTGAGAATATCCATATCGTGAGCCGTGAAAAAAGATTGCGCAGCCGCTCTCACCCTGTCGTCGTGCTGTCCTGTGCGATGCTCCATCTTGGATTTTCCGCTTGTGGCATGGCGCTCTAAGGTCTTCAATTCCTCGATCAGCCAACGAGACGACGGCACATACCAGCCACCGTTTACAGCTTCCACAAAGCGCGTCATGAGCATAGGAACACTCCATGGACTTGACCACCATCCTTCATGGCTTCCTGCTTCCGATTTGATTTTCTTATTGTCGTATCTCTTTGGTTTGTGATGGTGGTTGAATCCCATCATCTTTAGTTGGTGCTGGCACGTTTCTCCTGGTCTCCCAATCTGCTCGATTACATATTTCATCCCTCTACTGTCAGGGCAATAAGGACCGTAATATGCACCTAGACAGGCCGCAAATGCCACTACCTGAGCCGCATTCACTTTGTTGGATGTGAACTCAGCAACCTGTTTATCTGCCTCACCTTGGAATCTGTTGTTCGCCACAGAGAGAACCGTTCTGTCCTCATCCTCTTTTCCAAGTCCATCTGCAGTGTCAATCCCACAGGAATAGTATTGTCCTTTTTGCGGCTCCTCGTAGATCAAAATACGGTCCATTGTATTTCTCTCTACCTCTTCGTCCATTGGTATAAGTGGAATCATTTCCCACTCGTACCTCTGGTCTCTATGTGATTTCCATTTAACCGTAATGGATTGTTTGCTTCCATCTATAATAGATGGGTCTGGGTAGAACGATTCATCAACGTCATGCCCGATGATAGCGTACTCTTGAACCACGCTTTTTCTCTGTCTCTTATCACCAACAATCTCATATATATTATTCTCCACTTCGTCAATCACTTCCGGCTCGAAGATTGAATCATGTTTACCTGTTAGAGATTCAAAATCGTCGGCTGGCATCTGCGATGCCCAAGTCTTCTGAGTGTGATTCTTGCACGCTTGGTTATAGTTGAACTCCCAGAACCACTGCTGTTCCACGGGCATCCTGTAATTGATTCCAGCGACTCTCGACAAATATGGCGTGTTGCGAATGTATGACTCGCAGCGACGAACATGCTTGAGTGTTACGTCGCTTGGTCTCCAGCTATTTTCAATCGGAAATTTCCTTTTCCAGTCTGGCTGCGGATAGATTTCAGGACACATCGGCCACGGGATAAACATCGGAAAAAGTCTTGATTGTCCTTTAGGCCAATCTTCTTTTGCCGCTCTCCATGTGTCTGCAAGCCATCCTGTGTTTCCGCCACCTGTGCCTTCCAAAACCATGAACAGATTCTTTGACGAGTGAGCAGCGCGGAACAGACCTTCTTCAATAGTTTTCACGGGATCGGGGATGTCGGCGATCTCTGACAGGTGGACGCAGGATGGGGTCCAGCCTTGCGCCAATCCTGTCGCCTGCATACCAGACTGTACCGACAAGATTGATCCGTTAGAGAATCCTCTTTTCGGAGTCCTGTATGGAACTAACCAGAACGGGCAACGCTCGTATGCCGTGTCGATGATTCGCGAAATGAGTTGTGATGCCTCCGCCTTAACCGAAGCCATAATAGCCTGAGTGTGGGGCAGGAATAGCATCCTATGCAGGAACTTCAATGCAGTCTCGGTCGTGATTCCGAGTTGTCTTCCTTTAAGAATAAGGAGTTCGATTGACACTTGCTTCTCATCGAAATCGGCGATTACTGACTCGTATATTCTTTGAGACATGCGAGGTTGAAATTTGTAAATCTGCCCCTTCTCATCGCATACGAACGCATAATTTGTCTCCCAGTAAAAGCTGTCTAAACCGCAGAGAACCTGCTCGTTCTCAATCCACCGTTTGATTTCCGCTCTGCGCTTGTCGGTCATCGGCGCAACGCTCTCTATCCAAGAGCCTTTAGAGTTGCTTCCGATCTTAACTACAGAATCAACATACTTTTTGAACTCGGTAACCTCGTCAAGCGTGTGACGAATAGGTCTCCAAGCATTCTTCGCTTCAAAGAGGTCTAGGTTGGCATCAATGATCTTTTGGCTATACATAATGTCACCTGACCATCGTCCGCTTGCCCCTTGGAACCCATGCTGGAATCAAACCCATGATCCTCTTTATGTAGGCCGCATCTGAATCGTCCATCTGCTCTATCACATCTTCGTAGCTGTCAAATATCTGCTGCCCAGAGAAGGATAAGAAAGATGCCTGTAGGGTATCATAGAATGCAAACTCTCGCGGCCAATCAGGATCGCTATGGTCCTCTGCGATCTGTTTTCCAAGGTCGATAAAGCGTATCAATTAACCCTCCAACAGCCGTTGTCTGATTGGTACCAGTTTATCCTGTATTTCGTTAGGGGAGGGGAAGAGATCATCAAACCCATCGCTGCTGTCGTACTGAGCCTCGATTGTCTTTCCTTCGTCCTCATCGCCCTTACCCTTTCCTTGACCTCCGTTACCACCAAAGACCGCAACCTGCTTGCCGATAAAGGTTGGACCCTTCGGAGATTGTAAGAAGCCTAGAGAGATGTCCAGTTGCGTCCTGTCCCTCTCACCGCCCGCCATCTTTGCGTATTCTACACGCTTATCCATAACGTCTGGATGGTTCGATATGGCGATAAACCTGCTCCGATTCCAACAGTGGGTCTGCACAGCTAATTGAATGGCTCCAAGAAGATGCTTAGGGTTGACTTTGGCCGCAATCGCAATCGCTTCCCACGGAACCTTTGTCCTAGCGCCGACAGGAATCTTGTCATAGACCCTCAGAAACGCATTGATTTCATGATCGTCTGTAGCAAAACGCATAGCGTCAAGAGCAGCTTTTAGACCGCCCTTGACGCTAGTTTTCAGCAGTGGTGTTATTTGGGGAGCCGTCGCTAATATCTCAGGCTTTACTTTTAACTTCTTTAATGCCAGTTCCGCCCGCTTGTCTTTTGCTGGCAACTTTGGGACCGGCATCAGTGACTTTGCCTTCTTCGGGGTGATCTTTGAGCCACTGGGCGCTTCGTTCTCCGATTGGTTCGTCAAGTTCAAGCCAGTCTTCAATTGGTCCGTCGCTGATTCCGAGATTCCTTCTGGCTTCATCTTCTTCGTTCGGGACGTGGGAGAGGACTGGTTCTCTTTGTTCTCCTGGTGCGGGCCAATACCGTTTTCCTGCTTGCTTAGCTGTTTCATTCAAGCCCTCTAGTGACCGTGCAATTGATTCAAAGGATAGCACAAGCCGCTCATTCTGATCTTTCGTCATCCCCTCCACCTCCTACTTCTTAGGCTCTTCAGGCTTCTTTAGCTCTTCCTTTGGCTTTGCTGCTGACGCTGGCTTAGCATCCGCCTCTACCATCAAATTTTGCGGGTCATTCGGATTCTGTGGAACGTAGTGAATGTGAAATCCGGGATGCACCATCGACCATTCACGCAGGACAGAGAGTTTCTGCTGCTCGGCGTCGTTCCACTCCTTCGCCGCCGCTTCCTGCGTCTTTTGGAGGCTCTGAATAGCAATCTTGTCGGATGTAGAGAGTTGCGGTGCAGGTTGCGCTGCTGGTTGCTGTGCTTGTGCCATGTGGGCTGTGAGCACGAGGGCGAACACTAGAGCGATACGTTTCATTGTTGCGGTCTCCTCTTTGGATTCTTCCAAAAATCCTCTTGAATTGGGCAAAGTTCTGGTGCGCAAGAGTGTAATCCGCTCTCTTTGCTATACTTTGGACCGCAGATGCGGTCGCATTCTTTTTGCTTGTCCTCTTGGGTCATATCATCTCTCCCTTAAATATAAGGTATACCACTAAACACAACTGCCCCCAATAATTATCTTATCAAGGGCAGTCGTCAGGAGCCTCACGGCAAACGAGCGGTTCCTTCGTGCGCGAACGGACTAGGGTGTTGGGGTGCTGAACTGAACCGCAACGCTCTGGGTAAGCTGCGAAGGCGGAACAACGCCAAGCGTGGTGATCGTGAACGCCTGAGTCCATGTCGAGACCACCGAATCAGTGTCAGTAACCGTACAAGATGCGGAACCAGAGATCGCGCCCACGGATGGGGCAACGCCGGTCACGGTTGCGGTCAGGTTGTCAGCGTTCAAAACCACTGTGGCGCTGGGGTCTGCAAAGCTGTAGGAAACGGCAGAGAGTGTGCCGCCTGAGGGAGTTATGCCATCCGCCAAAAGCGGTTGAATGGACGCCTGAGAGGTCTGTCCAACGTTCAAAGTCAATGCATTGTTAGGCATGGGAGGTTCTCCTGTGAATTGAACCGCGATTGAGCGGGTTAGGGGTTGTGGTTGGGGGCGCAGTTCGCGCTCAATTTCGCGGACGATGTGAAGGACGCGGGCGATCTCCTCAGCGTTCTCTTTGGATTCCCGCAACAGGCGTTTCAAAATCTCTTTTTCTTCGTGGCTCATGAGCGCCTCAATCCAAACTATACATCAGTTTTGTGAATCTGTGGTGAGCAGAACTGGACATATTATGCCGCTTAAACCCATCCTCCGCCCATCCGTGGAAGTGGTGGCCCCTCATCCTCAACAGGAGTAAAGTCAAGGTCTATAGCCCCTCCCATTGGCTTATCAGTGACCAAAGGAGCATTTGCTACAGCGGGGGCTAGTCCTGGTACTGGGTTGGCGTTTGTTGCGTAAAGAGCAGGGTCAATAGGATTATTGTCTTGAACTGGAGCCACTTGAGGTTGCTGGTACTGAGGTTGCTGGTAGGGGTTCATGTTTGGTATAGAGGCCGTGAAGTCCTGAAATCCGTTCATGTTAGGCGTCATTCCTAGCGCCCTGATGATTTGCACAAGAGACGGAATCTCAGCGTTCAACATCGCAACTTTACCCATTGCCTCAGCGCGTTCCTTAATTGCCTCTGCCAGCCTCTTTTCGGCGTAGGAATGAGCCTTCCCAAACTCCTTTACCATAGGCTTCCTGCGGGTCTTAGGTGGCTTGGGAGGCTCTGGAGCGTGCTGGATGGGGGTTGGAGATAGAACGGCTGGATTAATCGTCACAGGAACGGCTTGAAATGGTACGGATGGCGGATTAATATTCTTCTCGACTATTGGCATTGAATCGCGCTCAATACCGCCGTAGGTTGGATAAACCGTAGGTTCTAATCCCATGTTCTCTGCGTGGATTCCATCCTCATACAAGGCACCATCTACAGGCTGAGGATTATCCTTTTTCGACCATCTTTTCTTGGCGGCTTCCTTAGCGATCTCTTTACGCCTCTCAGGAGAAAGTTTTTCCTTACGAGCATTACCGCCGTTTTGCCCTCGTACACTCGGTTCCGACATGATTTACTTCCCTCTCCCGATGTTTATCCCGCCGCTGCCCGGTTACTTCACGGTCTCATTGACGTTGCCTAAGCCGAGCTTCCACCTCAAGGGGCGACGGGGCTTCTAGCGACCGACGCTAGAACTTGGCTTCGTCTGAGTCCAAATCAACCGCTCCGCCCATAGCTGGCTGCTCAAAAGTAGGTATTCCTGTGCGCCTCGTGTACTTCCTCTTCAATCGCGCAGGCATACGAGATTCCTCTTCCTCGCTTGCGGGAGGCAACGCCGCAGGTTCCTTGATCCTCTCGCGAACGACTTCCAAGTCAAGTTCCTGCGGAATCTCAATGGTTTCAGTGAGTTCCAGAGGCGTAACGATGGTTGTCTCCGTCGAAACTGGCGGCTCTACCTTGGGCTGGATTGCGATTGAGAACTCGGCAGGAAGATTTTCCATCGCGTGCAATTTCAACTTGATTTCGATGGTTCCTGAATATCCTTGACCGTAGTTGTCGCTGTCGCGTAGGTCGCATGAAGTTAATAGTTTGCGCTTGATTTGCGCCAAAACGTCGTCGATTACTTCCGTACCTGAAAGACCCTCAGTTATTGCTTCCGCCATTTAGAATTCTCCTTCGTCGTGGTGATTTGTTTTTGTTTTGCGCTTTCCGGTTGACCGTCCTTCGGCCTCGTATTTCATTTGAAGAGCCTTGAAAGCATCAAGTGTTCTTTCTTGTGGAACAAGTAATCCTGCCTCGACAGATTGAATTGTTCGTCTGCTGATGCCTATTACCTCCGCTAAGAGCTTTTGAGACAGCATGTTGGCCGTCCTAAACCGCTGCCACTCCAGTGCTCTCTGCTTCATCTCCGCTGTAGGCGTAGGGTCTTTTTTATGCCGTCCCATGCAAGCATCCTCTCTTGTTAATATGCTTTCTTCGATGCGATGTCAAGTGCTTTTTCGTGCGCTCTGTATTCTCTGCCCAGTTTCCGCCTCGACTCCAAACAAGCCACGCAAAGCGTTTTATCTTCAAATGGAGGCCGCATTCCACAGTCTTGGCAGATGTGGATGCTCTTGAGCCTCACCTTCCTGCGGCGTAGACAGTCGGCTATCTTAGCACGGCGCTGCTCACCAGATTCCATCAAAAGCTCCCTGAAAACTTAACTGCCTCATCCTGCCGTTGAATCGTTTCCCTCTAGGTCCACATGAGTATTCGTTGCGTTCTTCCAAATGAACCATCTCGTGCAGCAACGTGCTTATATATAGTCTCTTCGACCATCTCAACTTAGAACTTATATGAATACCAAATCGGTCTTCTTTGCTCCTACGCTTCCCTACTTCCCTGTATCGGAACGTGTGTCCTAAGCCGTCTATGGGTGCAAAGGCAATACGTAACGGTATTGGAAGTTTGCCTCCGAAATACAGCTTATCTAGCCGCAGGAACTCTTCCATCAAATCGTGATTGTTGAATAGGCGCTTAGTCTTCTTGGATTTTTGTTTAGTCATCGTTTCCCATCCTTTTTAGTTCCTATCGGCGGTCCAGATGATGCTGTAAAATACGTCGCAATCTTTGAAAGCAGTACTCCGCGCAAACCGTTCTTTGCTTCCTGCTGTATATTCTCGTAAGCGTACTCAAGAAACTCGTGCGGACTTAATCCTAGCCTCTCCGCATTACGATCTACCTGACCCGTGGAAACATAACCTTTGGCTATGCGGCGTAAGGCGAGATACATCTGCTCGTAACGTTCTGCTTCTTTTGTTGTCATCGCAGTCCTTCCGCCTTCTCTTTTTCCAAATCTGCCTTCAACTCAGCCCACAAAGGTTCCATGTCGATTCTCTGCTTGCCGGGATACCAGCATGAAGGTCCTTGCGCCTTGAGGACAGCGTTAAGAGCGTCCAGAGCCTCTCCTACCTCGTCCGATAACTCTCCTTCATCAGCAAGATCATCCTCCCACTCGCTGCCGTCTAGTTGATGCAGGTAGTGAGGCTCACAGATAACGACGTGCATTTCCGGTTCCTCGCCGCGCTTCTTGGCCTCTTCCAACTGCCAGTACATCTCGTCAAGCAGTTGCTCTTTATCCCAGAAATACTTATCCCGATCATCATCACATGTTGGCGTTACTCCATCCCAATCGGCGATAGGAAGCGCATAATACTTGTCGCAGTCAATCTTGGCTTCACATGCTCGACAGATTATGCGCCCCTTATCGTGAACTCTTCCGCAAGCGCACGTCATGTGAGTGCATCCTGACCACCGTGCGCCATGCTCACTACTTGCGGTATCTCCGGGGTAGAAGTGTCCTAGCCGCGACTTCCAACCCGGCATATCTACGCGAGTTGCCGCTTCGGGTGAGTCGTACATAACTACCTTTTCGTCATCTCTGATTGTCATTGCGTAAACCTCGTCTGATCGCGCCACTTGTTCAGGTTGGCCGCATCACCTTTGGCATTGTTTTCACCGAAGACAAAGGATATTATTTGGTGTCTTATCTCTTCGCCCTCAAGAATGTCAATCAGAACCACATGATCTTCGTGATTTGGTCCAATGTACGGTGCCTTGTCAACGTAGGCGTCTCGCTGATAGTCGCTCATTTTATATAATCCTCAAAAATAGATGACGGCGATATTCCTGCCTTGAGATTCTTATACCAATCCGTTCGCTCGATTTTCAAGAAATCCTTGAACGTACAATCAAATGCGTCGGCGAAGTCTCTGTAGTCCCTCATCCTCTGCTGGCTGCGCGTCACCTTTGGTGGCTTGGGACTCGCCTCTTTCATTGCCGCAATGCCAGCCTTAGTTACTGAGCAGTTGAAATATGGAAGCCATTCTGTAGTAGCGTGTTGCTGCATGAATCCTAGCGCGACTAATTCTTTACACGTCTCCTCATCCTTGCCGCCTCCGCAGAAGTGATTGCGATAATACGGATAGTGCTCTGGACCGGGATTGGTTTCAGGATGGTCATTCAATCCGTATTTGTCGCAGCCTAGCGCGTGCTGGATAATATGCAGTTGCTCAGGAGTCATGCCGCCCTCACTTTGTCGATGATCGCTTTCGCCTCATCAGCCGTCCTACACGCCTCAATTCCCTTGATCACCTTCTTGCGCTCGGACTCGTAGGCGATGTACTGGTACGCCTCGATAATGCGATAGTCTTTCCAATAATCGAGTTCAAGTTCCGCATTCTTGTCTTTCATCTTCAATCTCCTAAAACGGAACCTCAAGCACCTGTGGCGGCATAGGTTGACCACAATAAACACAGAAAAAGGCTTTCTTCTCGTCATCGTACTCGTAGCGATGCAAACACTTTGTTTCTGTCATTTTGTTATCCTCTCCGTTTGTTCCCAGTTGCCTATCAGTCTTTCTATACTACGCGGGGCTTGTGTCGAACTCAGCGTCAATGAGTGAACGCGGCAGGAAGGTGATCTGAATACAACTATCTCGCCTTCAAATAACATAGTCTTTCCTTCTCCCGTACATGAGCATACAGGCGTCCGTGACCAGTGAGTGCCGTTTCTTTCTTCGTCGTTCATCGCTCAGTCCCTCTTTTGTCCGCTGTTTTCATACATCCAAACAATGTGGGGATACCTGTCCTCTTTGATATTGATGTGTGGACATACGAAGTGCTTGTGAATGTTCCTATTCACTACCGTCGTCTTCATCTTCACTGGCCAGCGTTCAAGAAACCACTTAGGAGCATATTCCTGTTTCCAAAAGTCCCACGGCGTTGCAGGAAAATCAATTGACTCTGGTTCGATCCTGTCTACCTTGTGGCCGTCAAGAATCCAACTGCGAACATACATTATAACCTTATCGAAAGAATCGCTCAATTGACGAATGTCTACTTCTGTATTCTCTCCTATCGCTGGCATTGTATTCCAGAAAGCGAGTTGCAGTTTCTCTAATACAACTCTCTTAGCTTCTCCGTTGGATATTTCTGCTGGATATGTCATCTTGCCTCCAGTCGCTTAAGGAGAGTCTGCATCTCCGCTATTCTCTCCTTCGTGTTACTCGGAGTGATCGTGCGGTGATATTCATGAGCGCAAGGTTGGACCTCACCTTCAAATTGGACAGCAGGATGGAGATGAGGTTAAGGACTATTACACGTTGGGCAGCGGCTCATAGCAAATCCTTCATCACCTTCTTAGGAAGGTTGTCAATCTCAGGTGGAACGGTCTCAGGACCAAACACTAAACGCTTGACGACTGTCCCATTCACGTAGGCGTTCCACGAGATGACAACGTAGTAATACATTGCCGGTGTAGTCAGCTTCGTTGATGCTTCCTTTTGCCCTGCGATAAGTCTGTTGCGAAGGAGATAGATCGGGTTATCGTCTGTAAGCTCAAGGCCCGATTGAAGACGAGTAAAGAACTCATCTGCTTTTCTTTCGTCGATGAGCGCAAAGAGATAATGAAGCCCAATCGCCATACCTGCTGGAATCATCAAGCCGCCAGGACGAGACTTGAGCATCGAATAGAACTTCACCGATCCCCTAATCTTCGGGTGCTTTTCCAGTGTGGCCTCAAGCAGAGGTTTGGTGGCAATCAAACCCTTCCTCAGATCACGACGCTCGATCTCTCCTCTTGAGTAAATCCACAGGAAACGAAGGCCAGCAGAGAGTAGTTGTGAGCCTGTCTCGCCCTTGATGTGAAGAACGTCAGCCAGAGACCGCGTGTTACAGTCGTCAATGGTGTCGAAATACTCGTCAGGAACACCGTATGTGATCGTAGTCGGGAATGACTTGTTCGCACGAACACATGCGGTCAGCCTGTGTTGACCATCTAAAAGGCGACCTGAAACGCCAAAAACAAGCCCTTTTCCATTGTCAACGAATCTGCCAGCTAGCATTTCCTGACAATACTTTGCGACCGCATTTTCCGAAATCGGACGATTCTTACCGCGCTTCGTATCTAGCCAAAGCGTAGCTTCCTGCGGTGTTACTGTTGTGTGCTTGGTGTACATGTCTTGTCCTCTCCCGTGGACCTCTTACTCTTTTACTGCATCCTCGATTAGGAACTTGTAGATGCAGTCCATATTGTCGATCCCGAAATACTTCTCTCCAAATCCCTCTTGCCTAAAGAAGTTCCTGACGCCCATACCCCAGAATGAGTGGTAAGGAATATTCCATCCATCCGGGTCAGATTTAATCGCTTCTCTAATCTTGGGAATAACTTCGACGTAAACATTACGGAACGCCTCTACTGCCGCGTCCTTTTGCTCTTGAGGTATATCAGAGTACATCTGGACGCACTCCTTGTCTGTGTGGCATACTCCTTGTTCCTTTGCCGCATCAGATTGCTCTAGCCAGTTACGACTGAATGTCATTTACTCCTCCGAAATCGAACACTTCTTGTTGTAAACGAACAACAGCGTCAGCACAATATCTCTCTTCGCGTTCCACGCCGATTGCCGAAATTCCCGCCGCCTTTGCCGCCAAAATCGTGGTCCCTACCCCCATGTACGGATCAAGAACGCTTGTCACATCCTTCGGAGCCATCGACAGAGCGAACTTGCAAACGGCTAAAGGCTTCTGAGTCGGGTGCATCCGATACTCTGGATTCTCTTTCAGCATCCCGTTCCACATGTAGTGGAAAATCCTCACGGCTTTGTCCAGATTCGTCCATGCCAACTCGCAATCCGCGAAATCGTTTGCCCCGTTTACCTTGTCCCACACAAGCCAGCACTTTGAAGGTGGAAGAACAAAATAGTTACCACCAAAGATGATCTGCCACTTCGTCAAGTCCCTCAAGCGAATCAGATCAAAGTCCGATGGTGGTTGATCGTCCCAATCGCTCGTTCCGTAATCCTTCGCGACCGCTAGTTTTGTTCGGCTCTTGTTCTTCCCTTTAGCCTCACTGAGTCCATACGGGGGATCGCAAAGGAGACAATCGCAGCGTAATGTTTCATCGTCAAGTTCTCGCCAATCACAATTGAATATGCGGATTCCAGCCTTCAAATCCTCAAAATATGGCTTCACGTCAAGACTCTCTCACAAAGCGCAGGAATATGTCAAGATTATTCTGCGCTTTTCTTCGCAATCCAGAACCGCGTATTCCTGTACGCAGCTTTCTCTGCCAAGAGTACAGCCGCTCCCGTGAAGTGAATCCTGTCGAGTATCCAAACAGCCGCTCTCAAGTCAGGTAGGAACTGTGAAGATCATTGGCGTTTCCTGCATCACAAGGTTTGATTCGGTCATTGTCACACCATCCTAAGCAGTTGTAAATCAGCGGCAAGAATATCAATCCTGTTAACTTCGTCCAGCGAGAACCACTGAAGCGTATCTGAAAGAACTGGATCGTCTCCGCTCATAATCGTGCAGACGTAGGTCACAAGAATCCAGTGCCGTTGCTCGCCATCTGCATATTTCCAAGTCGAAATAGGGAGGTAAGGAATCATCTTTACAGGGAACACTGTAATCCCCAACTCTTCCTTAATCTCCCGTGTGATTGCCTCTTGTGGTTCCTCGCCGCACTCAACCTTCCCTCCCGGCAAGTCCCATTTGCCGTCCAATCCTGCCACGCCAGCGGGCGCACGGCGCTCCAGCAATACTTTTCCATTGCGAATGAGAATCGCGCACACCACGAGCCTTGGGAGCGTCTTGGCGGGCTTATCCTTCCACTCTTGCAATTGTTCTCGCGCCGCTTTCAGTTCGCGGTGAAGGATTCTATTTTCCGTCAGCGCATCCGACAAACTATCTGAAGTAAAATCGCCCATTATTTCTCCCTCTCCCTTCGTCTCCGCTCCTGAGCGCAACCCGGACAGCCAGTAATCGGATCGCATAACCCGTCAGGAGTATTGTGAGCCATCATATAGCACCCCTCTTCCAATTCCTCGCCCGTCACAGGATTGTATTCAGGCTTACGCGGGTACTCCAGATGCCTCCTGTACTCCTCCGCTGTCATCGTCAAGCCCAACTCCTCACCGCGAGTCCAGCGGCGTACAGGAGCGGCGTTTGCGAACTCTTCTAGCGTTACTCCCCAGCGAATCACTTCTTAACCAGCCGCTTGACTTTCCCTTCCGAGAACTCCACAACCTCAACAGGCACAGGACGATTGGTTTGGCCGCTGATCTGGAGTTGTACCTTCACCGTGCGAAGGATTTCTCTTGCCTGCGCCGCAATAGCGTCCGCGTGTCCCGGCAACATCTTCTTTGCCTTAACTTGGTTAAGGGTCGTCCACAATGCTTCTCTGAGGCTGTTAGCTGTCAATCCTACTTGTCCTTGCATACCGTCTCCTTTGTTGGTTAATTGGGTTCCATTGTTGTCGTCCAGCCTGAGCGTACCGCTCGAATCGGTCTGGCATCTGGCGCTTGATTTCTTTTACTAATTCCTCTAAAAGTTCGTAAGACTCAGCATATTCACCATACTCCGCAACCCGTAACCTACGGTCATATTTCTTTTTCCATTCCTTGTACTCCGGTTGTCGGCAATACTCGATATGCTTTGGCATGTTCTTTTTGCGAATCTCGCGTTCTTTGTCTCTGTGCAGTGGACCCCATAGCGCGTATGCCGCCTTCTTTTGTGCTTTCAACTCCTCGGCTTTCTCTGTTCTACGTTTCTTGTCGTACTCTGCCTTAAGCCGCTTCTTTTCTTTAATAGGAAGTTTGCGGGCAAGCCCACAGCACTTTTGGCTGCAATATAAAGGTGAGTTGATTTTCATGGCGCGGTTGTATGCACCCACAGACTTCTGAAAAGTCCTGCGGCACTGCGCACACTTGACCTTAACTGTTCTCCCGCGTCCCAACTTACCGCATCCCCCTCTTTAATTCCGCCAGCGCCGTCTGCTCCCGCGCCAGAATACGCGCCCGAACAGGGTATAGAAACCCCTCAGATTCACATTCTGTGAGCCAACGCTCGACCGCGTGAATTTCAGAGCCTAACTTTGCGATTTCCTCCAGCCTGTTGCGTGTAAATTCCGCCGCTGACGCCCATGAATCGAAATTGACTCCTCTATCCTCCACAAAGAAAAATATACTGTCATCGCTAAAGTCGGGGTCAAGCCCGTCGCCCCAATGTGCCTGCACGAATTCTTTATCGTTAAAACTCATTTCTCCCCCTTCCTTAGCGCCGCTGGACTCTTGTAAATGACAGCATCGTAATAATGCTCTGTATCTTCACTGCTCTTCGGGAATTGATTTAGGTAGGCGCGAACCGCGTTTGTTCCTTCGCCTCCGCAGGGAAAAGATACCAATCTTCCATCCACAATCAGAGGCTTGAGATCGCGCTCGACAATCCAAACCATACCATCAAATTCAACCATTAAACGCACCCCACTGAAACAGGTAAATCGGCGAGAGTAATGCGCTGACATTCCAAGGCAACTCTCATAGCTGTTCTAAGGCTACAAGTTCCAACTTTCTCAAAAATCGCAGCATCAGAAAGCAGTGAGCATATTTCATCATCCTGTGCCTTAAACCTCATGCCGTCGTATTCAAAAATCGTTCCGCGCATAACGAGCAACCTTTCGCACTTCTTTTAATACCCACTTTCGCTTTCCCTCATAATCCAACCACACCATCTTTTTTGCCTCTTCGCATATTTCTTCCGTTGTTGGGCTGATCGAACACGCCGTACAGAAAAACCTATTGCACACATCTTTCTGATATTCAATCTCAGCCCTCGTCCAGCCATATATATACTCGCTATGACCACACGCGCATATTGCTGGATAGGAAAGGATCTGTGGAATCGCAAGCATCAGTTTGTCCCCCACGCTCCCACCGTCTCCGCGTAATTAAAACTTCCGTCAGTCATCTGCCGGTAAATATCTACCACGTCCATATCGGGGTAAATAAACGTGTGCGCCAATTCTGCAATCCTCGGAGTCGCATCCGAAACGTGGCCCGTCACGATATTCCTGTACGTGTACCGATAAGTCCACCCGTCCGCTGGCAAATAGAACAGCGCCTCTCCCGGCGAAACGTTCCACCCATGCGCAGGAGGAAGCACGTAAATCTTCCGCGCAACCTCAGCCGCCGCAAACCCGCCCAATAATCCGAAAAACCCGCGCCGCGTAATCATCGATCCCTCGCCTCTTCAAATTTCTGCATATTCCAGCCATTCTTTTTAGCGTGCGCTCTCTCAGCTTTTTGCATGGCATCCCACTCGTTTTCGTCAAACCAGTATTTCTCAACGCCATCCTTGAGAAATATGATCGTGTCCGATGTCCTGCTGACATCCATGCGCATCACATGACCAGGGCATCCCATTTGGTTGCAGTCACAGAAGCACTTGTACTTAACGTCTTCGCCAATATTTGTTCCCATCGCTATTCTCCGGACTTCGGCGGCTTGCACGTAAGGCACTGGCAATTCCCAGCGTGCGCAGGACGCCCCGCCATCGGCCTAGAAACCGTCACCTTGCACCCCGTTGTCCCTACCGCGTCCGTCTCTATCGGATTCACCGCTTCGGCTTCCTGTGGCCGCGCAACCCCAACCTTTTCTCCGCCAACGTTTCGACTTTGCTTTCGAGTCGCTCGATTTTCCTGTCCAGCTTCTTTAATTTCCGGTACAGCCGCTCCCTGCCCATTTCTCCCCTCCGCTTTCGCCGCAGTCCATCCACCGCGCCTCACAGCGCCCTCGTATAGTTCTACAGTGAACTCCACCAGCGTCTTCCCCTCACTCGCCGCCGTCGCCTTTACCATACGCGCCAGATCGTCTCGTATGCCACGCAAATTGAAAACCGCCATTTGCAACCCTCCGTATCTATGGTATCCTTTGTATCAGATGTATATGAACCTGTCAAGCACCTTGGAGAAAATAATGCAGGAAAATCTTTGGAGCGACCCGAGCCATATCGAATGGGGAGTTTACATTTGCCCACAGTGCAAAATCCCTCAGCCGCTAATCAATTTTGCCAAGAACAAATCAAAACCCAGTGGCCGCGATTATTGCTGCAAAGACTGCACACACAAAAGGCAAACAGAGTGGTATGAGAAAAACAAAGACTATTCAATCGCTAAAGTTGCTGACTGGAAAAAGGCGAATAGGGATATAGTCAACGAGCAACAAAGAAAACACCGCGCCGATAATTTAGAGGAGTTCCGCGCCAGAGATCGTAAATGGCGTTCCGAGCATAAAGAACAAGACCGTGAAAGAAAACGCGAAAATATGCGCAATAGACCATGGGAAAAGAAAGCCGCCGACCGCTGCAATAAACGCGCCCGCGAAAAAGGCTTGCCCCATGGCATGAAGCCAGCCGACATCTACGACCCAAATACCGGCGCTCTCCCGATTTTTTGCCCCATATTCCCAAATATTCGCCTCGACTACAAACAAGGACCAGATCGCCGCTGCTGGGCATCTGTCGATAAAAAAGTCCCCGCTCTCGGTTATGTCTCCGATAACGTGTGGGTCGCCTCCATGGCCGCAAATACTTGGAAATCAAATGGCAGTAATTCAGAAGAACGCGCCCGTATTATCGAAATCATGTCCCCAAAACCAAAATCAAAACCTCGCAAAAATAACCCAGCGCAAAAATCCTTATTCGACTAAATATTTATTCTGCGCTCATTATTCTGCGCTTTCCGAAATTTCCGTAAATTTTTCTATTTTATTATTTGTACACTTTGTTACATTCGATTTTAGACTACCCCAAACCACAGAGACCAAAGCCGTCACTGCGTTTGAGCGGTGGTCGATATGTGGACAACTAGTCAAGCAATTGCTGTGCCAACTATAGGCCAACTATGGTAACAATATCGACCATTTAGTACCGTTATGGTAACCTTATCCTCTTATCTACGCAATTAGCGGTGAGCATTATCGGCGCTATACCGCTATCCTGCCCCGTATCCCCTGTAAATGCCTGTATTTGCCCATTATCGGCCTATATCGGTCCCCATGACAGTCAATGGCCGTCTATCGGTCCCTGTTGCGTCCAATCCCGCGTGTAGAACGGTTTATATGCGCCTGCTCTTTGATAGGCGAATATCGAAAGAGCAAAGAGGAGTAAAAGGCTTCGATACATCGGGAATAATCCAAGTGAGCAAACGTGTACGAACGTCAAGGCGAGCGAGAATGATTTAATCGGCAAGTGGGGAATAATTGTCTTCTGTGCCGTTCGAGTCCATATGGGAATAGTGAGCGGTCCCCGCTGTGCGCAGGGCCATGCCCTGATACCTTCCCTGTAGAGAGTCCTAGTCTGAGAGTGTCTCAATACTCCTATGCGCCTTATGGTTTCCCATTCCTGCCCGTTTGGGGCATTTTAGGGATACCCTAGTAGGGTATATGTGCGCGTAGCAGCAACAGTTACTAAATGGTAATCGCTAAGTGTCCTATTTGCTTATAGATGCGCGATAATCGCTAATCGCACGACTTTTGTTGGTAAGGTGTTGATTCTATTGGTTATCTATACCAAACTGTTAACCATAGAGTACATAGACCGTGCTGCGCGTCTAATGCCCTTTCTAGGCGTCGAGTCCGATTTATGGGGGGATGATATGCCTTGACTGTCAAACGTGCGTTAGAAACGAAATACAGCATTTTCGACTTTCCAGCTTTCCTATTGACTATCTGGTAAACATTCCGTTTAATCCTATTGCCTATATGGTAACGGTCCCCGCGTATCGCGGGATAGTCCCCCGCTGTACTCCTACCATATATATGATGCGTCCCTCTTGAGTGTCTTTATTCCTTGCGCGTCACTGGCAAGTGTACCGGGCACATCTAAACGCTTTCCCATTATGGGAATAGCGATATAAAGATTCCATACATTTATTCTCTTAGGGTATTGACAAGCATATTAAACGTATGAAAACGTCTATATGTAAGATTTAATTGACTCCACCGTGAAAGGAAACCTAATGCCCGTTACCCCGTCACAATTGCAAACCATCCTTGCGGCAATGATTCCTGCCCGCTTGCCTTTACTGTCTACCGGGTCACCCGGTATCGGCAAATCTGACATTATCGCGCAAGCAGCGCAACAGGCAGGGGCAGACTTAATTATCAGTCACCCGGCTGTCAGTGACCCAACAGACTTTAAGGGCCTACCATGGCCTAACGTTGACGGGAAAAGCGCAAACTTCATCCCGTTTGGCGAATTCTCCCATGCACTAAACGCGAAAAACCTAACCGTATGGTTTTTCGATGATTTAGGGCAAGCTCCGCCGTCTGTACAGGCTGCATGTATGCAGCTATTCCTTGCTCGCCGAGTCAACGGCCATGTACTCCCAGACTGCGTTACATTCCTTGCCGCAACTAACAGGCGAGTCGATAGAGCGGGAGTATCGGGCATTCTGGAGCCGGTAAAATCCCGCTTTGTGTCAATCGTGGAATTGGAACCTGATATAGACTCTTGGTGTCAATGGGCATTCTCGCACGGAATACCGGCAACCTTGATCGCTTTCCTACGCTTCAGACCTGAATTACTGTGCAAGTTTGAAGCAACGGCGGACCTTACAAACTCCCCCGTGCCCCGTACATGGGCACATCTCGCAAAGGTGGAAGCATTGTCTCTTCCCAGCGCAATAGAAGCCGCTGTAATGGCAGGGAGTGTCGGGGAAGGGGCATCCCTTGAGTACCTTGCATTCCGTTCGATGGTCAAGAGTCTGGTAAACCTTGACGCTATCCTGCTTAACCCGGATAAGGCCGCAATTCCGAGTAAACCGTCTGAATTGTACGCTACAGCAGTTGGACTGGCTGCGCGGGCAAACGATACAAACTTTGCTCGCATTGCCACCTATGCCACTCGCCTTTACACGGAAGCGGGCAAGGGAGAATTCGCTGTACTCCTTATCCGTGACGCTATCAGACGTGACGAACGAATTCAGTATACGGATTCTTTCGTTCGACTCAACAGTGGTCCGTTAGGGCAGTTGATATCGGGCAGGGCATAACCTTTCAATCGTTACCGGAACGAATACCGGAATTCACATGGGAGTGTGATACATGACCACCAATGATTTGTTGACCCGTGCAATGCTTGTTAACCTTTCTATCTCCTCTTGGAGCGCTTCCAAGTTTGACAAGAAAGTGACCCGCGAAACGAATGAGGCGCATGGCGCAGCGGAAAATGCGGGCAGATACAATAAATCGCTCATGCCCGATGACGCGGAAGCGTACAAGAATCTTCAGAAGCACATTGCAAGTGTACGGCAAGATATTCATTACTCGCAGACTTTGCCGTGGTCTGATACCGGCTGGAGATTGCTTCCAATCAAGAATTATCAGGCATACACGGATTCAATCCGCAAGGCGCAGCATGAGTTTGATTCCTTGCGTGATGCGTTTATCGCGGAATATCCCACTTTGCGCGAAAATGCCCGCGTCAAGCTAAATGGCATGTACCGGGAGCAGGATTACCCGCGTTACATCGGGGACCGCTACAGCATGAGCGTAGAATACTCGCCAGTCCCCGCAGGCACTGACTTCCGCGTTACCCTTGCCGATGAGGAGATTGCTACCATTGCGGCAAGAACGGAAGAGCGGGTAAAGCAGGCTTTCCAAGATGCAATGACAGGACCTAAAGGTGCAGTCCCCCGCTTGTATGAGATAGTGGCAAATATACAAGCCAAACTCTCAGATCCGAAAGCTATCTTTCGGGATTCACTCATCGGGAATGCACGGGAATTGTGCGATATTCTGACCCGCTTAAACGTCACGGATGATGCTACCCTTGAGACCTTGCGCAGACAAACAGAGATACTTGCGGCAAGTGACCCGCAAACATTGCGCGATAATCCAGACGTGCGCACTAGTACAGCGAATGAAGCGCAGTCCATTCTTGACGCTATGACCGCAACTTATGGGAAGGGAATTTTCGCATGAACTCGCATAGCAAGATGACCGCTGCCCGCACCTCTTTAGTGCTAGAGCAACCTTTTTTCGGGACTCTAGCACTGTCCCTGAAAATGGAGTGTGACCCATCTACGGATACGGCATGGGTCAATGGCCGTTCACTGGGATACAATCCAACCTTTGTAGATTCCTTGACCCATGATAAATTGACTGCTCTTATCGCGCATGAGGTCATGCATTGCGCTATGGGTCACCCGTTTAGACGTGACGGAAGGTCCATGAAGCCATGGAATGAAGCCTGCGATAAGGCTATCAATTCGGAACTTAGGGAATCCGGGTTCACTTTGCCCGAAGGTGCTTTGTATCCTTCGGACTCTGAAAAGGGCAAGTCTTCGGAATGGTATTACTCGCACACGCAACAGGATGATAAACCGAACCCGAACGGGCAGGGCAATGGGCAAGGAAATACAGCGGGTCAAGGTCCAAGTGTCCCGGACCCGTTAGGGGAAGTTCGGGATGCGCCAACAGGGCCAGACAGTGACGGGGAGCCTGCCCCAACTGAGCAAGAATGGAAACAAAGAGCAGCCAGCGCAATGCAACAGGCGAAAATGGCAGGGACTATGCCGGGTGGACTGGCAAGGTCTGTGCAACAGGCATTAAAACCGCGTATCGATGTACGCTCACTGTTGCTTAGATTCTTCAGTGAGCGGTCAACGGGTGATTACTCTTGGACCCGGCCAAACTCCAGATACTTGTCTCAAGGTCTGTACCTGCCTGCTCTTGAGTCCAAGGCATTAGGGGAGATTGCAATAATGGTAGACACTTCGGGGAGTGTCAACGAGGTCTCTCTGTCCTATGCCCGTTCGATAGTCGAATCTGTAATCGATGAATGCTCACCCGCTGCCGTTACCGTCTACTACTTCGATAGCAAAGTTGCCAGCATTGACCGCTTTGAACGGGGTGATTCCTTGACGTGGAAACCGCAGGGGGGGGGAGGCACATCGTTTGTGCCTGCTCTTGAGGCGATAGAACTTGACGGGCAGGCAGTCTGTGCCGTTTGCATAACGGACCTTGACGGCACGTTCCCCGACAATGCGCCTTTACTCCCCGTCTTATGGTTGTCTACCGATGAAAGCAATATCGCACCCTTCGGGGAAACCGTCTATATTGACCGCTGAGCTATCGGGGAGTATCTAAGGTACTCCCCGTCACTTCCAATCGCTTACAGGGGCATTACAGGGGCAAGAAAACGGCATTTAGCAAGCATGGGCAAGTATGAACGGGGGGGGAGTATGAATCAAACGTGTACCACTTGCGGCAGTCCATTGACTGTACTTGGAACCTGCCCGCGTGCGACTAGCGCCGATGTAGCACGTTCCACTTGCCCCGTGTACTGTGACGCTACGCGCAAGCATGGCGAGCTATGCGATTGCCTAACGTGTATCATCCTTGCGCAACTTGCAAGCAAGGAACCTGCCCCGTGTATCCTGTTTTGATACCGGAACGATTTGATAGGGAATCAAATTTGTCCTATCGCGCATAGGAGGCGCGAACAAATGAAAGCATGGCCTAAGAATCCACGTCCCCCCGTCCCTGAATTCGTGACGGCAGACTTTGAACGATTCACAGCCTACGGGTGGAAGTGTCTCAAGCATGGCATTCAATCCTACGGCGATACGAAAGATGAGGCCGTGAAACTATGGTTTGAAGCGTACCGGAGTGAATACGGTATCACCGTATAACACGTTTGATAGCGAACCAAACCAAACACGGAGGAATAGCTTTATGGAATACGGAATTTTGGTAGTCGAGAGCGAAGACGGGCAATACCAGATTATCGGTCCCGTTGACTCTCTGAGCGAAGCAAAAGAGATCGCACAGAATTACCTGAATCATGGGCCGGAGTCCGGCTGTCTTGCGCCTGATCGCTTTGTCATTGTCCGACGCGGCGAATGGGGATGGTACACGCGCAGGGAACTCTTGTACTAATCCTTGCGCTCACTGGCAATTGATAGAAGTCTAAAACGAATTTGGGAGAGATGACAATGCTGAAACCATTCTTCACATTCGAGGTTAGCGCGTTCGACTGGTACCTGTCCGATGCGGCAGACCATTACGAGAAAACAAGCCCCCTGGTAGTCACATGGCTTGACGCTGTGGCTGATTCCTTGCGCGATGGGACTGTCACTCTGCGCGAACTACAGAAAGTGTCTAGCCTAGTCGAAAACGGTATCTGGCTTGACGCGCACGGGGCGGGGAATCTCGCCTATAAACAGCTTTCAGCAAACGGTAAACTGCCGTCCAACGTTACCATCGCATTCTGAGAGGAAGACATGACAAGCAAAGAGATTCGCAAGCAACTACGCGCAACCCGTCAAGAGATGCGAGAGCGGGGAATCAAGGTTACATCCTGCTTCAATGGTGGCCTTGACGACGGCACGTATCGCGCTAACGTTCAACTGTTCCGGCTCAAGGTGCAATTGGATGAGGCATTGAAAGCCGAACTAACAACCCATTGATAGGCGTCTAAACCGATTTAAGGGAGATTGAAAATGGCGACAATGACACGCGGCTTTGACGTTATGGGAGATCGGTACAGATACGACTTCCGTAAATGCACATCGAAAGACGGATGGGCGCAACTGGACACGCGGCAGGATGCCTCATACTTCGGCAACTGGATTAACCCGCTCACACTCA